GTACCTGTACCCCAAGTATAATTACCATTCCATCCTGCCACTTAAAACCTCCTTGTTAGCCGGAGATTCTTAATATAGCTGCCGATGTAGTGAATGCTGGAAAAATAATTGTGAAAGTTCCGTCTGTGCTAACTTTATCAGATGTAAAATCTAAAACTGCGACTGCTTTATTAGAAGCAGAAGTATTGTAGATTAATGCTCCTCTTGCAGTGATCGTTGCACCTGTAAATGATAAATCATTAAAATCAACAATCGCAACACCTGATGCAATGGATGTACTTGGATTTGGTTGTACCAATGCCCCACCACCTGCAGTGTAGGTTCCTGAATCACCAACTTGACCTGTAGTTGTATATGAAGTCGTTGCTGAGTTTAAAGTAGCTGAAGAACTATAAAGAGCCAACTTGAATTTATCTCCTCCAAATTGGAATTCATGTTGACCTTCTAACAATTCTTTTTTAAAAGAATTTGCAATCGCTTGTGTTATAGCCATAGTTTATCTCCTTATTTTCCTCCGACTCGAGGAACACCTGATTGATATTCGTCTCGTCTTCGTCTTCCCATTTGTTCAATTGAGAAGCCTTCTACCACTTGTTTATACTTTCCTTCATATAATTGCAAGAGATCATTTGGCCCCTTTAGAAAACTAAATGCTTCAACTAAGCATGCATACAAAAGTCCGTTGGGAAAATACTTACTTAGGTATGTTGTTGTATTTGTACTCGATAAACCGGGATCTTTCAAGATATAATTTAATTGAATTTCATATGTTGAACTTGGCGTTGGGGCTAAAACAATGGTGTCTTTGTCCCACATACCATAGTATTTAGGCTCTCCCGTTACTCCAGTTGAATTATATTCTGACATAAAACTGGTATCTCTATATTCTAAAAAATTTCTAGTTCCACCAGAGCCACCATCTACAATTTGAGCCGATCGAACGATCAATAAATCAGCAGGTACATCAATAAATCTTTGTGAAGCAATTAAATTTGCCGTTGCATATCTTTTGTTATTATCCGAATCAACATCTCTAAATATTCTCCATTCAGCATCTTCAATAAAACCATCAACAATAGTTGCAGTTAAAACATTTGAATCTGTTTCCGTATAATCTCTAATCTTTTGTACTAGTTCTGCGTATGTCATATTAAGCTGATAATGTCACCGGACCCGATGTACAATTATCTCCTCCTCCATTTATACCACTTGTTGTAGCACTGCTTGTACTAGTAAAGTGATAATAATTTGTTGTATTGGTTACATTACCACTTGAATCTATTTTGCCAAGTGTAATAGTAAATCCAGATGCATTACTAATGTCTGTTACGTTATTAAAACTTGGAACACTTTGAAATCCACTTGCATTACTTGGTCCTCTAAATCGAACAATACTTCCTGCAGATCTTTCATGATAAGGTTCATAAACATTGACATAAGTAGTGCCACTATAAATTACAGTTTCAAATGGATCAGAATTTAATAAAATTAAAACAGCAGGTTCTGTTCTTGCTGGTCTTGCATTTTGTAAACCTTGTGCATCAGCAGTATGTGGTTTAGGTTCTAATTGTGGATGCTTTGCTTCGTATTCAGAAATATGAACTCTTGATCCATTCCATTCAATCACCATTTCTTTATAAGGAAAAGCCATTCCACTTCTATCAGAAATGAATTGTGCATATTTTCCTTTTGATAAATTAGACATTTGGATAATAACTCTTTGGGGTTATAAAAGAACTTGATGAAGAACCATCTTCTTGTAAAGCTCTTTGTAGTTCATCTTCGTATAATAATTTTAATTGTTGAGTTAATTGTGGATTAAATTTTTGTGATAAATAATAAGTTAATCCAGATACCATACAAGGTACAAAACGATATGGTACATCTGCTTCATTTGTATAGGCTCCGGCATCCTGGATTCTTTTTACATAGTAATAATTAATTGTATTACCTGCTTCAGTTGATCCTGGAGTTAAATATAAAGTGATAGTAACTTTATCTATAAATCTTTGTACAAAATATTGTGTAGGAGTTCCTGTATCTGTTTTATTAGATAGACCTTGATATGCTGATCGATTAATTTTTGTTAAAGGAAAATCAACAGAAGATGAATTTCTATACACCGCTTCTAATACATCATCTACACCATAGACTGCTGTAGCATCCGATGTGCCATCAGCTGTTGATCGATACATTGTATATTCTGATTGACCATCAACTAACGTAATTGAATTATTACCAACTTCCCAATAATGCAAACCTCTATTAGCCCATTCTTGAAACATTATGTTTAAAGAACGTCTTGCTGTTTTTATATCATTACCAGAATAATCAAATCTGCCTATACGTTCATAAGCTTCAGTAATTATATCATCAATATAAAAACTTGATTCAAAAGTTGTTGTTCCAGAGGTAGCCATTAATTAACCTCCTATTTGTCAATCAATACAGTTGCTTTAGCACTTGTTATTGCACTGCAAGTCATTCCACCTTTAAACAAAATTCCATCTTCAGGCATGTTAAATGAAAAAACATCTCCTGGAGGAACTTCTGCTGTGAATTGAGTTCCAGATTCATCTTGTAGTGTTACAGATCCAGTAGTAGTTGTAGTAGTCACATTAGAAAGAATAATTCCTCTCAATCTTGTTCTACCTGCAAAAACTTGAGCCGCCGCTGTAATCTGTACTGCTTTTACATCACCTTTAGCTGCCATAATTTTTCTCCTATTAAAATTTATGTGGGCCCGAAGGCCCACAAGAATTATTTATTAACTTACTACTGCGCCACTGTTAGAAACAATAACCCAACCAATAGTATTTGCCCAAACTAACATTACTGTGTCATTGACATCAGCAAAAGCCATGCTAGTTCCATTTGCAAAAGTAGTTGGAGTAACTGTTGCAGTTCCACCGCCATCAACAACCATAGTAATGATTTTGATTTGTCCTGCAGTTGTTCCATCAGCTAAAGTCACTGCAGCAGCACCAGCAGCTGTAGTTAACTCCGTGATAAGGTTAGTAGTATCAGCCGCACCTGCACCTGATAATGCTTGTACACCACCTCTAATTGCTTTTCCATAAGCAGCATTAGATGTGATTGCACCAGTAGTTTCATTTTTAGTTATGTCTTGGAAACCATTTTCCGATCGGACTGGTCCCGTAAACGTAGTATTTGCCATAGTATATCCTCCTAGTTTTGAATACAGTCTCTAGGCCGTCGACTATACGCGTCTGTATTCTAATTAATTTGTATAGTAATTAATTTATATACTAGATTTTAGTAGAGTGCAAGAGATCCCTAGGAATGATAAACCTTCCTGTAATTTTAAAAGTCCTAATTAACCAGCGTAAAGATGGACTTCTCCATCTAACGGATTTGTATGGACTTCTGCTTCTTGTTTCCTGATAATTGATCTAATTACTTGTTTGATCTCATCACCAAGAACAGACATTTCAGCGGTAATTTGTCCTCTGTTTTCAAGAAACAGCTCATTCCATCTAGACTCGAGCTTCAGTTTCTTCGCGAACAATACCATGTTGTCCTGAGCCATTTGTAACCTCCTCATAGGTTATATAAAAACTATTTACAGTACTTGTGTACTGTAAATCATTTTCTTCCCAGTTTATATCAGATTTTCCTAGAAAGTCAATGATGTATTTATTCAGCTCATCAACATCATTTATTTCTTTATCACTTTCAATTTCAAATTTTGTTTGAAGGTATTTTGTAAAGATTTTTATTAAGTATTTATATTGAGTCATTTTTTCTTTCTATATTATAAATGAGGCGGGATTGTGTCCCGCCTCAAATAATTTAATTATTATGCACCTTCAACGCCGAAGATACCTCTAAAGTCAGATACACCAAATGAGTATCTTTCTCTAGCTTTGTATCTAACGTTACCAGTATCGAAATCACCTTCCATAGCAGTTTTGATAGCTGCTCTTTCGAAGTATTTCATTCCATTCGGTACATCAGTGATAATGTAGAACGCATCTGTGTCAGTTAAGAAATTGTTCACTCTGTAACCTTGAGGAACCATTCCCATAGAAACGATTGCGTTGATATCATTATCAGCAGTTCCAACTCTACCTTGAGATTTCATCAATCTCTCAGCTGTGAATTGAAGTTCAGAAGGAACAATCATTTTAACTCCTCTTGCAGCAATTTTTAGACCTCTTTCGTCTGTCATTGCAGCAATGTCGATTAAACATTGTTCTAATGAAGTTTCATTCAAGTCAGCTTGAGTTGTCAAAGTGTTCTTAACAGTACCAGCAATTGTTGGGTGCGAAGTACTGAATAAGTTTGATCCATCACCAGATGTGAATTTACCAGTTGTTACACTTGGTAAACCATTGATCAATGGATTAACTGCTTTAACTTGTTTTGTGTTCGCCATAGATCTAGCTAATGCTTTAGTATATCTACTAGCAAGTCTGTCATACAAGTTATCTTCAATCGCTTCTTCAGTGATTGAAAACGCTAAAGCTACAGTCTCGTGAGTGTATCTTGCAGTATAAGTCTCTTGAGCATTGTCAAAAGATATGCCAGAACCCTCAGCTTTAACTTGTGCTTGAGCAAAACCTGATAACATAACTTCTTCTTCAAACGCTCTGTCTGAAGATTCAGTAGTATAGATTTCAGCATGCTGATTCTCATAACGTTTATATTCCAGACCGAATAGAGCATTCAAACCTGGTTCTAGTTCTTTAACTAGTTGTCCTCTAGATATCGCCATAGTTTATTCTCCTCTATTAGATTCCATTAGCAGAATTTAGAACGTGCTCATTGATATTAACAACAACGTTTACGTTAGCCGAAGCTGTATCGCTATTGTCAGGATCTTTTGAGATTCCTAAGATTCTTAGTTGTGCAGAAGCAGCTGAAGTCATAGTTCCAGATATTTCCGCTTTTGATACATAGTTAGCAGAATCACCAGCTGTGTATGCAATATCAGCTACTAAGAATATATTTGCACCTGTAACTGAACCCGCAGATTGTATTTCAAATCTTTCATACGGATCGTCAGAAACGAACGCAACTGCATCTGTAGCAGTATTGCCTGAAGCATAGTGATTAGACCATGTAGGTTTACTTGTTGAAACATCAGTATAGAAAATACCGTTAAGCGATCCCAATAATAAATCACCGGCACCAGCTACAGTTATTCCACCATCAGCCACTGCTTTCACAGGGTCTTGGAAATAAATTGTGCTAGTAGTCGTGTTTATATCGTATTCACTTAAACCTTGGTTATCTCTATTCTGTCCAACTTTTCCAATCGGTCTTAGACCGAAAGCAGCATCTTTATTTGCCATATTAGTTGTCCTCCTTAGACATTGTTAAGTTTAAGTGCGACTCTGTTGGTAAGAAATTCTTAATTAGGATTTCTTTGTACCACCAAAAGTTACACGAGTTTGTCGATCGATATCGATCGGCATACTTGGATGCTGTTCCTTCATGAGATCGTTATCAACTGCCTTGACTTTGTCGTCATGCATATTTTGATAATAGTCTGAACGCTGTTTCGCAATCTCTTCCGGTACCCTTGCCAGCACAAGGCCGCCAACTCCGATCACTCCCGCGTATTTTCCGTCTTCGACAATTGGATAATCTGATTCTGGATATTCATCAGCTCTAACTAATTCATATCCTGATCTTATTCTTCCAGCTACATTTTTTGTATCTTGGAATCCTAATGTTTCAGTTCTTATCCATCTGTGCCTAAAACCTGTTGGCGCAGGGGGTGCATCTAAAGATGATGGTGGAGCCCAAACTTTAGGTTTACTTTGTTTCTCCCTAGTTTGACTCGCACGCGAGGTTCTTTTTTCATTTTCGTTACTCATATGCTTATACCTCCTTCGTGATTTTTAGTTGTTTCGCATATTCTTCAAGTGGCACACCTAATTTTTTTGCGATTGCTACCTGTGATGGTGTGAGCCTCACAGTTCTGCGACCAGTATTTGTACTTCGCTTCGCACTAGCTACTGTTTGTACGGGTTTGGTCGATCCTTCCCCTAAATTAGATCTATTTGTATCAAATTTGTGGGGGAAATCAAGTCTAATCCTCTTATCTATTTCTGCATAGTATTCATCAGATTGAGGATCGTAACCTTCTTCTTCCGTAAGCTTTTTATGGATATCAAAAGCAGTATAAGTCATAGCGGTATCTTTACCAAACCATGTATTTTTACTAGCCCAGTCCTCAGCTTTTGGATCAGGTGCTTGTTCTTGAGTTTGTCTTCTATTTAAAGTTATTTCAGG